GTTTCCCAGTCACGATCGGCCCCTGCCCATCGTGTCATTACTAAAAGTATCGAGCCTCCAGGTTGCAATCTTTGTCTGGGTCCTGATGTGTACCAATCATACGCACGTTCCATAGCAATATCAGACATTGAATCTTGTTCCGTGTGTGGATCATCAATGATCAGTAAATCTGCACCACGACCCGTGATAGACGCTCCAACACCTGCTGCATAATATTCTCCACCTTGATTAGTTTCCCATCGTCCTTTTGCTTTGGAGTCCTCACGAAGTTTCACATCTCCAAAAATTTGTTTATATTCTGGTGAGTCAATAATGTTACGAACCTTAGAGCCGAACCTTACTGCAAGTTCTGTATTGTGTGATACTTGCATAATTTTTAATTTTGGATACTTACCAATTATCCAAGCAGGATAATACACAGAAGCGAATTCTGATTTTGTATGTCTAGGGGGCATGTTTATAATGAGCCTCCCTTTTCTTTCAGAAGCTATCTTTGTAAATTCATTTGCTATGATTTGATGATGTCCAAGTTTCTTAGGGTCTCTTGTTTTACGATATATAAAATCAGGCCAGACCTCTTTAACAAAATATAAAAAGTTATCTTGGCACAGTCTTACGTGCTGAATCCATTTCTTTTCTACTTCGAGCCTCAGTTTATCTGTGGTAAGTAAATCTGCTTTCATAACTTACTTATACACGATCCAAGACGTTTTGCAAAGTTGTGCGTGTATTTATCTTGGCCCAAGCCTTGCTCTTGCAAGTGCCGTACCCGTAACCAAACGGGAACGAGAACGGCACATAACGGCAATCTAATTAACTTTGAGCCTTGTTTTTAAGGTTATAGCTAACCTGTCTAGCTCTTAACTTTTGGTACACTCCTTGCCAATAATCTAAAGCCCATTTTTGAGCTTTAGATTTTATTAAATAATTATAATGCTGTTGTACCTTTTTAACTTTAATTGCTAATAAATAAATTTCTAAATCTTTTTTGTAGTCGTCTATTTTATTTACTAACTCGTCTTTTGCTTTCTTTAGTTCTTCAACATCTCTTTTTAAATCTTCCTTTGTATACATTTAATTCCTCCCTTGTAATACAATCTGTAGTTCTGCTAAATAATTATTTACTTTATTTCTTAAATCATTCGTTACTTCAGAATTAGGATATTGAGCATAAATCTCAACAATCGCCTTTTCTAATGCAGAACAGATTAATTGGTAATTGATTTGTTTTCTCTGTTCATCTGTAATTGCGTTTGCTAATTCAGTTACTCTTGATTGAGTAACTAAATTAGAATTGTTTATTAAATCTAGTACACTCATTTTTGCACCTCGATTTTAGCATTATCAGTTATGATTGTTGTTGATTCTCTTTCTACCATATACTGTTCTGAAATTGCAGGATTTTCTTTTCTAAAAGTAGTAGTATCAAATCTTTCAGCAAATACTGAAACCTTTTGAATGAAACCTTTTATATGTGGTAGAAGTTTAAATGTAAAAGTGTTGTTGTCTGTATCTTCTAATATCTCTTTTACAAATGGTAGAAGTTTATTTCTTTCTTTTTTAAACTTCTTATAGTTGGAATCAGCAATAACAAAATTCATCATTATTTCTTCTTTTGTTAGTTGCTCACTTTTTAATTTAAGTTTTTTCATATTTACCTCCGTTAGTGTTTGATGATTAAACTTATATACTAATATATCAGTAAATAACAGATAATCAAGTATTATTTTTAATTAATTGCATTTTTTTTTGAAACAAAAAATTTTGTTAGTTTTTTTCTGGCTGGAGTTTTGAAGCCAGCATGCACCTACCCAAGCACCTTCGAGAACGGGAACGGGAATGCCAAACGGGAGTTTCCCTCCCGTGCGATCCTGGCGGCTGCTAAACCAACAGCGTAAAGTATTACTGTGACAGAAACGGGAACGGGAACGGGAACTAATGTGTAAAATATAAAATAAATAGAGTGAGTGCTAGATATAGCACACACTCTAAAAAGAGAAATGGAATCTCTAGCAAATTTCAAAACCTCCACTTGCTCTGCAAAAAATAATAAACTCTTTTACATTGTCCACACTAAAAGGGTAATGCGAATCGTAGTTTGTCATTTTCTGTATATCGTCCCATTGGCTTTTAAAAGGTTCTGGAAATTCTGCTGGAGCTAGATTTTTTTTATTAGTTTTTTCTTCAACTATTTTTTTTAATTCTTTGTGTTTCTCTTCAACCTTTTTATTATGTTCTCTAGCAATAGCCATTTTTCTTTTATTCTCTTCTTCCACTTTATTTGCCATTCCTTTTTCAATAGCCATTTCTAACAAGTCAGCAATTAGGTTAGCTTTTTTTTCACTAACTTTAAAGCCTCCGTTGTCGTGCCATCTTTTTCTTTCTTCTTCTGAAAACTCTTCATCAGCTAACCACAAAACAAAGTCTGCTAATGGTCGCCACCACCAAACATTATTTCTAAAATAATGTCCTGGATTTTCTTTCTCCCATTTATTATAGTCAGCAAAAAATTTTTCTTGTTCTTCCTTTGTTGGTTTCTTGTCCCAATCAATGGAAGGTTTTTTATTTTTAAAATTTGGATTAAGTCCGTACAAATCAAATCCCATTTTTTATCTCCGTTAGTTAGTTAAAATTATATTGTATCGGATTCGCCGATAAAATGCAAACACTATTTTTTACCAAGTTCTGCGACCAAACCGCAAGTTAATGAACTTTTGCATTTCCCGTGCCGCCGGGCTGGAAAACAACTACCAAAAAAAGTAAACTAACTGGTGCTTCGAAACGGGAACGGGAACAAGTTTCCCATGCGTCCCTGGCCAGCGCAGCCAGATCCTAAAAGTTAAAACCCGAACCCGAACCCAAAACGGGAACGGGAACGGGAATTAAATTTATAAAATTGCAGGATCTACTGCTTGTGTCATTAGATAGGCATCTATGCCCCTGGTACTTCGTAGACCAAAGTGGTCAGCATATTTTTTACACGCCTCGTAGGTCGTACTAGCTTCAATAGTTTTCTTACCATAATTGACATGAATTACATAATAGCTATTCATCTTCATCTACCTTTGGAAAATGGTCAGGAGCTATTCCAAAGTTGTCGTAATATTTTTGGAGTCCTTCCTTGTCCACGATTTCAATACCCTCATTTCCTTTTACTTTAATAAAACCTCTGTCTTCAAGGTCCTTCATAGCTTGTATGAAATGCGGATCCATTAGCATTAATTTTGTTAAGTCATTCATTTTTTTCTCCGTTAGTTATCCGATAATTATATTACATATGTAATGGTTTGTCAAAAATTTTTTTATCTTGTTTAAAACAAATCCTGATTTCCCGCTCCGGCGGCTGCGACGCCAGCTCCTTTACACACCCGCATGTGTGGGATGAAACAAACGGGAACGGGAACGGGCATTAAAATATTAAACCAATCAGAAGACACAGTCCCACAAGTAACACGACTCTTGTTAATTGTGGGAACACTAAGAAAGATAAAAAAAGAGCACACAAAAAGCCAATCATTAAAATTGCCTAATGAGCACACGACCCTTGGGTAAATTAGCCACCCACGTCTTGCCCTCTAAATCGTCAAACGTTTCTATATTATTATAATCATTCTTCAGCTTTTCGAATGATTCGTACTCGGCATATGTGCAACAAAACGCTACTGGATCATATTCGACATCGGAGCCCATCTCATCTTCCCATTCGAAGATTTGCTCCCAAGCCTCGTAGCTAAACTGCTTCCAGCGATAATGCTGCCTCACCTGCTCAATAAAATTTTTTTTGTTTAAAGTTATTTTCATAATTTTCTCCGTTAGTTATTGGATTATTTTACACAGGCACCACCTGCTGTCAAGAATTTTTTTGCAGCGCATGCTGCCCTGACCTGGATCCATGCAGCCAGCCAGATGTGACACGGAACCCGCAGAAAACTGGGACTTTTTGAGAGGCGTTTTCCCGCTGCGGCGCAGGGCCGGATTTCCTGTCTTGTAAAAAAACCCCAGTTTTGTAGGCTTTGAACGGGAACGGGAACGGCATCAGGAGCTGGCTCATGGCAGCCAGCCTCCAGGATCATCTGGCCATCCAAGTAATTATATCTAAAACGGGAACGGGAATGAAATTATGTGGAACGGGAAGCACGACCCCCGGTTCTTCGACAGCCAGAAGTTTCGGTGCTCGGTCCACGAAGGGTTGATTCAAGATAAATACATTACCACCTGCTCTCCTATATTTTAAATGCCATACAATTTGATATTTTGAAACTCCATAATTCTTACCTGGATTAGCTTTTAATTCTAACCAAAAAATATAACCTTTAAAAACACAATGAACATCAGGTATTCCGTTCATTGTAGGGCTTTCTATCTTACAGAAATATGCCTCTTTATGTTCTTTTTGAAAAAGGTTAAGTTTATTCCAAATTTTTTTTTCGCTTAACCTTTTTGATTTGCTTTTTTTCTGGTGTAACATCTATGATTGTACCCCCATCATTTATCTTATTTTCTAATTCTTGTAGTCTTTTTTCTAATTGTTCTCTATTCATACCCTCAAGAGTGCTATGTAAAACTTCTTTTTTTTCCACAAATTGTCCTGCTAATTGTCCTGATCTAAACTCTGCATTTATAGCTCCAGTAAATTGTCCTTTAGCTTCTGCACCATCACGTAATCTTTCAAAAGTTTTATATCTTCTTAGTTTATCTTTTTCATACTTATCTTTCTCTGTTCCTAATTTATGTTCTAGGTATCTACAAACATGTGGGTTTAAATTTGGATTAGTTAACTTACTGGCTAACACCATTGCAGCATCTTTGTTTTTACATTTGTATCCTGCTTTTATTAAAGCATCGGTTTTTGTTATTTGTCCCCATTGACTAACTAATGTATCGATAAACTTTTTTTGTTTTGTTGTTAAGTCTTCAATTGTTCTAATCTGTTTACTTCGTTGTGGCATATATATCTCTATAGAATAAATTTATTTTTTAAAAAAATGCAAGAGTTCGGTCCTCTATTTTCCCAAAACTTTAGGAATTTTCCCAAAACTTTCCTAAAACTTTTTCTCTGTAATACTATGTTTTCTGCTATTTTTCCCATTTTCCCAAAACTTTTGCTGATTTTACAATTATGTTTTTAAAAAAAGTTTGTATATAACTATATAGTAGTAACATAGAAAATTTTATTTTTTGTTTAATATTCATTGACTTCTCCTATAAATTATCATATTTATTGTATTGAGTTTTGTAAATCACTTATAATTCTCAATCCGTT